TGTTGTTCTTAGGGAACGAGATCTGTCGAATGCGGTTATTGTTGGTACTAGCAGCATTACTGGTGCATTCGCCTCCACATTCCAAAAAGGTCCCGTAGGAGAAGTAACTAAAATCTCTTCTCAGAAAGATCTTCTAGAGGTTTTCGGAAAGCCTTCCTCTGCAAATGCAGAAGATTGGTTTGTCGCTTCCGAGTTTCTAGGTTATGGTGGACAACTCGCAGTCGTCAGAGCACAAACTGGTGCTCTTAACGCTACAGACGACGGAGTAGCACTCCTAGTCAAAAACACTGCCGATTGGGACGGCGGCACAGGCACATCTAAAAAATTCGTAGCACGCTCTGCTGGTGCTTGGGGCAATGCTCTCAAAGTTGTTTTAGTTGATTCTGGCGCTGACCAGTATGTAACTTTCGGTTCTACTCCAGCAGGTATTGGAGTTGATGATACTATCACATTCACTGGCGGTGTAGCTGCTAAGGTTCTTAGCTGGGATGCTTCTACCAAAACTGCTGCAGTTGTTCTTCCTTCTGGTGCTTCTAAACTAACAACTTCCGATACTCTAGATATTCCAGATATCGGTATTGTTGCTACAACAACTGGACTTTCTGGTGGTACTGGTTATCAATCAGCAACAGCAGTTGCCACAACTGGCGGTTCTGGATCTGGTTTGACTGTTGATCTAACTGTTTCTTCTGGTGTTCCTCTGGCGATCACACTAACTTCTCCTGGTACTGCATACGCAACTGGCGCTAACATTGCAACCACTGGTGGAACTGGTACTGGTCTGACAGTTGATGTTGTTGTTGCTGGTGGCATTATTCAAACAGCAACGATCAACTCTGCAGGTAGTGGATACACTGTTGGCGATGTACTAACAATCGTCGGTGGTGGTTCTAACGCACAGATCACAATTGCATCTACACAAGGTCCAGTTGGCGCAATTGCAGTTAACGCAGGTGGTACTGGTTACCTAGTTGGTGATACTGTAACCGTTTCTGGTGGCGGCGGCGACGCAACTTTTGAAGTTGCTAGTGTAACTGACACTGCTATCACAGTTACAGCAGTATCTGATTGGTACACCAATACAACAATCCCTGGAACATCCCTACTTCTTTCTGCTATTGGTCCTCGCCCTGGAACCTCTGCTTATGCTGCTGACAGAAACATCAGCAAGGATGAAGTTCACCTAGCAATTATTGATACTACTGGTGACATTTCTGGTGCTGCAGAAACCGTTCTGGAGCGTATCACTTACCTCTCTAAACTATCTGATGGTAAGAGTGCTGAAGGTGCTAATGCATATTATAAATCTGTACTCAATGATGAGTCGGAATATGTCTTCCACGGCACTGCTGTAGCAACTGTTGTTTCTGGTGGTGCATGGAACTCTGATTCTGGAAGCGTATCTGGAGCACTTGGTCTTGTAGGTGTAAGTGCAACCAATCTTTCTGCTGGTCTTGATGACTATGAGTACACCGCTGGTGAAGTCTCTGCTGCATATGACGAGTTTGCTGACTCCGAGAATGTTGCTGCTGACTTCATCCTGATGGGTGGATCTTTAGCATCCGAGTCTGATACAAAAGTCAAAGCACTCAAAGTAATTGCAGTTGCTGCTGCTCGCAGAGATGCAATTGCATGTGTATCTCCCCACAAAGGAAACCAGATCGGTGTTTCTGGAGCACTTTCTGCTAAAGAACAGAAAGAAAGAACACTAGCATTCTTTGATGGAATGACATCTACTTCCTACGCTATTTTTGATAGTGGTTATAAGTACATGTATGACCGCTTCAACGATGTATATCGTTATGTTCCTTGCAATGGCGATATTGCTGGTCTCTGTGTTGCAACTTCTGCAGCACTAGATGATTGGTTCTCTCCTGCTGGTCTTTCCAGAGGTGGAATCCGCAACGCTGTTAAACTCGCATACAACCCAACCAAAGCAGATAGAGACGAACTGTATTCTGCAAGAATCAACCCAATCGTTTCTATGTCTGGTAGCGGCGTTGTTCTCTTTGGTGATAAGACAGCACTTGCATCCCCATCTGCTTTCGATCGTATCAATGTACGCAGACTCTTCCTCAATATTGAGAAGAGAGTTGAGGGTCTCGCTAAAGCAGTTCTCTTCGAACTCAATGATGAACTGACCCGTTCCAATTTTGCTGCGGCAGTTAATTCTTACCTAAGCGAGATTCAAGCAAGACAGGGACTTCAAGACTACTTGGTCGTTTGCGATAGTTCCAATAACACTCCCGATGTAATTGATCGTAATGAGTTTGTTGCAGAGCTTTATCTGAAACCAACTCGCTCTATCAATTATGTAACCGTGACCTTTACAGCTACTAGAACTGGTGTCTCGTTTGCTGAAGTCATCGGACGCTGATTATTAAATCGTTACACTAAATAGTTCAACAGAGGTTTAAAGAAATGGCAATTAGTAGCAATGTCGAGGCTTTCTTACAGAAAGTTGCCCATGGCGTAAGACCAAATATGTTTGAGGCAGGGATTCAATTCCCTTCTTCCATTGGTGCGGATACTACACTTGTAAACATGCTTTGCAAGTCTGCTGCACTTCCTGCTTCTAGTGTAGGAACTATCGAAGTTCCTTTCCGTGGCAGAACAGTTAAAATCGCTGGTGATCGTACCTTCGATAACTGGACTGCAACATTCATCAACGATGAAGACATGAAGATTCGTGGATACTTTGAGAAGTGGTTAGAGCTTATCAACTCCCACGAAGACAATACTGGCGAAGCGTTCCGTCCAACTGGTGACTCCAAGTACACCGCCGATGTGTTTGTTTCTCAACTCAGAAAGGATGCAAGTGAGCAAGGTACTCTTCTAAGAAAGTACAAACTGTGGTATGCATTCCCAACCAGCGTTTCTCAAATTGATCTTGCTTATGATAGCAACGATCAGGTTGAAGAATTCTCCGTGGAATTCCAATATTCTTACTGGACAGTTGAGTCTGGCGATGCGCCTTCCAACAGTATCTCGATTTCGTAAGTCTAATAAATAGATTTACTAGTCGAGAATTTTAATAATGAGTCAGTTATTTGGATTTCAAATTAACAGAAAGGAGGGTCAGAAGGGTCAGTCCCCTGTCCCTCCTTCTGCTGACGAACCCGTTGCAGTTGCTGCAGGGGGTTATTTTGGTACGTATGTAGATCTTGATAACAATGGTAGGGATGAGTTTGAACTTGTCCGTCGCTATCGTGACATGGCACTGCACCCAGAAGTAGACAGTGCTGTTGATGAAGTTGTAAACGAGTTTGTTGTTAGCGACAACAACGATAGTTGTGTTGATGTCAATCTTGAAAACCTAGACGTCGGTGCTGGAGTCAAGAAAAAAATTCGTGATGAATTTGATTATATTAAACGCTTACTTAACTTTGATAATCGCGCACATGAGATTATCAGAAACTGGTATGTAGATGGTAGATTATTTTACCATAAAGTTATCGATTTAGAAAATCCGAAGAAAGGAATTACGGAACTTCGTTACATCGATCCTTTAAAAATTAAAAAGATTCGTCAAAAAATTGGAAACCAGAAAGCACTCACTCAAGCAGAACAGCAATCTGCAAAAGCGTTTGAGTGGGGAGATTATATCGATTACTATCTGTACAATCCACGCGGATACATTCGTGGTGGTGCTTTAGGTCCTGTTGGAGACATGTCCAACAACCAAGGTATCAAGATTGCAGTAGACTCCATTACATTTTGTTCTTCTGGTCTACAAGATTTAAATAAAAGACTCACACTAAGTTTTCTACACAAAGCAATTAAGTCTCTCAATCAACTTAGAATGATTGAAGATGCTTTGGTTATCTACAGATTGTCTCGCGCACCTGAGCGTCGCATCTTCTACATTGATGTAGGCAATCTACCTAAAGTAAAAGCGGAGCAGTATCTCCGTGATGTGATGGCACGCTATCGCAACAAACTAGTTTATGATGCCAGCACTGGAGAGATCCGTGATGATAAAAAGCATATGTCAATGCTGGAAGATTTCTGGCTCCCTCGCCGTGAAGGTGGTAGAGGAACTGAGATCACTACACTCCCAGGCGGTCAAAACCTTGGCGAACTCAAGGATGTTGAGTATTTCAAAAAGAAACTTTACAACTCACTCAACCTACCACCTTCCCGCCTTACGGATGACAACAAAGGGTTTAATCTTGGTAAGACCACTGAGGTTCTCAGGGATGAACTCAAGTTTTCTAAGTTCATCGGTCGTCTTCGTAAAAGATTCAGCGAACTATTCCACGATATTCTCAAGACCCAACTAATTCTTAAGGGTGTCATTTCCCCAGAAGATTGGGATGAGATGAAGGAGCATATCCAGTATGACTATCTCTTTGATAATCATTTCAATGAGTTAAAAGAACTTGAAATGACTACTCAACGCATGGCACTGGTCACACAGATGGATGTGTTTGTTGGTAAGTATTTCTCGATTGAACATATCCGCAAGCACATTCTACAACAAACTGAGAAAGAGTATAAGGAAATTGATAAGCAGATGCGTTCTGAAATTGATTCGGGACTTGCTATGGATCCAAGTGATGTCAATACATTTGATATGATGGATCGTCAGAACACGGCATTCCAACCAGAAATTCAAGCGCAACAAGCTGATGATAGTCATGCTAGAGAGCAAGAAAAATCTGATGACGCGCACAAAAAACAAATTCAATTGATGAAGGCACAACCTAAACCTTCCAGTAATACTAAATAAAATATAGTGCAATCAACATTATGACAGACCAAGTTAACCCCGAATCTGAAGTCGTGAACATTGTTAGTGCAATTTCAGACAACAAAAGAGCGGAAGCTATCGACGCTATCCAGGACCTTTTGTATGCTAAAGCATCTGATGCTATGACAGCGTACAAGCAAGTCGTCGCAAAGACGTACTTTGATGAACCAGTAGGAGAAACTCCCAATGAAACTGATAACAGAACAGATTGAAGATGTAAAGGTTATCACCGAAGGTACAGGTGATAGCAAAAAACTTTATATCGAAGGCGTATTCCTTCAGTCTGAATTGAAGAATCGTAATGGAAGAGTATATCCATTTAAAGTTCTGGAAAGAGAGGTCAACCGCTACAATGAAGAGTATGTAAAGACAAAGCGTGCTCTAGGTGAACTCGGTCATCCAGATGGACCTACGGTAAATTTGGATCGTGTGTCCCATAGAATTATTTCCCTCAAAGCAGAAGGAAATAATTTTGTTGGTAAGGCACAAGTATTAGATACTCCCATGGGAAGAATTGCTAAATCTCTATTAGATGAGGGCGTTCAACTCGGAGTCTCCTCCAGAGGCATGGGTAGTATTGACAAGCAAGAAGGTGTTAGTTATGTCAGAGATGACTTCATGCTCGCCACTGCTGCTGATATTGTAGCAGATCCTTCCGCACCTGATGCATTTGTTAATGGCATCATGGAAGGCAAAGAGTGGGTATGGGACAACGGAATCCTTAAGGAATCTAAAGTTGCTAAATACCAAAGATACATGAGCGAGTCTACTCGCCACAATCTGGAAGAAAGAACGCTTAAGGTGTTTCAAAACTTCCTTGCAGGGTTGTAATTAATAAATAAAGATATAATCATAACATTTACGGGAAGACTCAAAATGTCAGATATGTTAAACGAAAAGTTTGAGGAGTTTCTGGGCGAGCAGCAGGTCGTTATGGAAGCGGGAGCACAGGATCCCATGCCTCGTGTTACTGCCACAGTAATTCCTGGTACAGGTTCAGATCCCTCAGCAGTTTCGGGTGATCCACAGCAGCGTGGCGGTGGAAAAGATCCTATGCCAACTGTACCTCCTTCTGTTGCACCCAACCAGTCTCAGACTGATCTTGGTGGCTCTCAGTCGGAACCTCTTCATTCTAACAAAGAAGAGGGAGAAGAGAATCCTGGCGCTAAGGCAGCAGCACCTATCTCTCAAGATGGTAGCGTAACCTCTACTGCTGGTAAGCCAGGCAAAGACCCTCAGCCTTCTGTAGGTGCTCAAGTAGCATACGGAACTAAGACAGGTCCAGACGTTGCATATCCAATCAAGCCTTCTTTCGAAGAACTTGATCTTTCCGCAGATGTAAACGCTCTCCTAGAGGGCACCGAACTCTCCGAAGAGTTTGCTGAAAAGGCAAAGACCATTTTTGAGGCTGCCGTAAAAGCAAAACTCTCTGAAGAGTATGACAGACTTGTAGAACACTTTGCTACCGAACTCGATAAGCAGATCTCTGAAGCTAAGAGCGAACTTTCCGAGGAAGTAAATGGCACTGTGAACTACGCTGTGACTCAATGGCTAGAAGAAAATCAAGTCGCCATTGATCGCGGTATCAGAAATGAGATCACCGAAGACTTCATTGCAGGTCTGAAGGGTCTCTTTGAAGAGCACTATATCTCAATCCCCGACGAGAAAGTCGATGTGGTTGAAGGTATGGCTGACACAATTCGTGAGATGGAAGAGCGCCTAGACGAACAGGTCAAGGCAAATGTGAAACTTCAAAATCGTCTTAATGAATCTAAGAAGCAAGTCATTCTGAATAACATTTCAGAAGGTCTTGTAGATACACAAAAAGACAAACTCGCTGCACTTGCTGAGGGTGTTGATTTTGTTTCCGAAGAGGAATTCTCCAGGAAACTAAACACAATCAAAGAGTCTTACTTCCCCAAGGAAAAGACTACTGTCAGCGAAGTATCTGATGAAACACCAGTTGAGTCCGAGGCACAGTCTCCAGCAATGGCGGCATACCTACAGGCACTCTCCCGCTGGTCTAATTGATAACACTAATCCAAGAGCAAACAACGGAGTAAACTCAAATGTTTAACGCACAAGCTCTAACGGAAAAGTGGGCACCTGTTCTAGGTCATGAGAGCGCAGGCTCAATCAAAGACAATTATAGAAAGGCTGTTACCGCTGTTCTGTTAGAAAACCAAGAAAGATTCATGCGCGAAGAGCGCGGTATGCTAGCAGAAGCTGGCGGTGCAGCAGGTAATATTGCTGGCGCTATCGGTGGTAACGCACTATCTGGTTCTGGTCTAACCACACAGACTGGTGGTCTTGCAGGTTTCGATCCTGTAATGATCTCCCTGATCCGTCGTGCAATGCCAAACCTCGTTGCATATGACATCTGTGGTGTCCAGCCTATGTCTGGTCCTACTGGTCTAATCTTTGCAATGAAGTCTCACTACGAAGGTCGTGGTGGCGTTGAGGCACTCTATAACGAGCCCGACAGCGACTTCTCTGCAGGTTATGATGCAACTGCAAACGCATATGACACTGCAAACCCTGTTGCAGGTAGCAACCCTGGTCTCCTCAACGACGGTGGCACCTACGATCGTGGTGTAACACCAATGGCTCGTGAAGATGCTGAGGCACTGGGCGAGTCTGGTAAACTATTCCGCGAGATGAGCTTCTCGATCGAGAAGACCTCTGTGACTGCAAAGTCCAGAGCACTCAAAGCAGAATACACTCTAGAACTAGCACAAGACCTCAAGGCAATCCACGGTCTTGATGCTGAGCAAGAGCTCGCTAACATTCTGTCTAGCGAAATCCTTGCTGAAATCAACCGCGAAGTTGTTCGTACTGTGTACACCATCGCTAAGCCTGGTGCTCAGAACAATGTTGCTAACCAAGGTAAGTTTGACCTCGATGTTGACTCCAACGGTCGTTGGTCGGTTGAAAAGTTCAAGGGTCTGATGTTCCAAGTCGAGCGCGATGCTAACGCAATTGCACAAGAGACTCGTAGAGGAAAGGGCAACTTCCTGATCACCTCTGCTGATGTTGCTTCTGCTCTCGCTATGTCTGGCACCCTAGACTATACCTCTGGTCTAACTGGCGCTGGTGGTCCTTCCATCGGTGAAGTTGATGACACTGGTAACCTTCTCGTCGGCACCATGAACGGCAGAATCAAGGTTTATGTTGATCCTTATTCTGCTAACCTCTCCAACAGCCACTACTATGTTGTTGGTTATAAGGGTTCTTCCCCATATGACGCAGGTCTATTCTACTGCCCATATGTACCCCTCCAGATGGTTCGTTCCATCGGTCCTGACACCTTCCAGCCCAAGATTGGATTTAAGACCCGCTACGGCATGGTCGCTAACCCATTCGTCACACAGGCTAACGGTACACCTGATGCTGAAGCACTTACCGCTTCCCGCAACCAGTATTACCGTCGTGTTATGGTTCAAAACCTCATGTGATTTTTATTCACAAATCATCAC